CACCCCGCCCGCGTGGTGTAAATCTGACCGGCTAAAGCTGTTCCATAAGCTCGTCGCCGAAAACCGCGCCGCTGGCGTGGCAATCCGCCAGGTGGACGCCGACCAATACGCCGAACTGGCCGACGCCATGATCGAGCGGCGGAACGAAACCGACGGGCGAACGAAGCTGGCCTGGGGCCGGCAGATTGACGAACTTCGCAGCCAACTCAACATCGGGCCGCGCAACCGGCAAAGGGCCGGAATCAAGGACACTCGCAAGCCGACGGCGCTATCGCCAACGCTGGCGTTGATTGAACGTGCAAAACGAAACGGGAATATGGTTTGACGCGGAGGCCGCCGCTGTAGCCGAAGCGTTTATCGGCACCCTCACGCTAACGAAATCAACCCGCTCCGGTGGACCTGAACCGTTTGTGCTGCTACCGCACACGCGGCGCATGATTATCAACGCCGTGGCCTGGAAGCGGGCGGACGGGCGCCGGCTGTACCGCAAGATTTTCCAGACCCTTGGCCGTAAACAGGCAAAAACGCAGGGGGCCGCCGCGCTAGTCGTAGTCATCTTTTTTCTGGACGACGAGCCCAAGCAGGAAATCTACTTCGCGGCGACTGACACCGATCAAGCCGCCATCTGCTTTGAGGCCGTCTACGACCTCATTACCGCCTCGCCCGACCTGGAGGCAATGGTAGAAATCACCCTATCCCAGCGCAAGATCCGCCACAAGGGAACCGGCTCGATTATCCGGGTGTTGTCGTCTGACGGAAAGCGCAAACACGGCTACAATCCGAGCATGGTGGTGTTCGATGAACTCCACGCCTGGGGGCCAGCACAAGCCGAACTCTACGCCGCGCTGACCACGGGCAGCAAGTCACGTAAGCAGCCGCTCCGGGTCATTATCACCACCGCTGGCAGCGATCAGGAAACGATCTGTTACAGGGAGTACGAGTACGCGAAGCGAGTTCTCGCCGGCGAGATCGTAGACGAAACCTACCTCCCGCTCATCCACGAAGTTCCGGCCGATGCCGACTGGACTGATACGAGCCTTTGGCCGAAAGCCCTACCGCTACTCGAAACCGGGCACCACTCGTTAGCCGATTACGAAGAAGAGTTCAATCAGGCCATGGCGCGGCCGGACCTGCAAAACCAGTTCCGGCGCCTCTACCTAAACCAGTGGACCTCCTCAGAAACCCAATGGATTCCAATTCACGAGTGGGACGCCTGCGCATCACCCACGCCGATTGACTGGGCGGAACTTCGACGGTATCCATGCTACGGCGGGCTCGACCTCGCCGCGGTCCACGATCTCACGGCGTTCGCGCTGTGCTGGCCGGTGGGCGAAAAAGTTTACTACAAAGTCTGGGCATACCTGCCCGGCGAGCGTATCGAGGACCGGAGCAAACGCGACGGCGTCCCTTACGCACAGTGGGCGGCGGACGGCCACATCCGGCTTACGCCGGGAACTACAACCGACTGGCGCCATGTCACCGCCCACATCAAAGAACTAGCCGGCGAGTACGACATCAAGGCCATAGCGTTTGACCGCTACGGAGCCCGCGATACCGCCCGCGAATTGCAGGACGCCGGAATCGACGTGATCGACTTCGGGCAGGGCTATCAGTCAATGAGCCCGGCCTGCCGGCGGTTTGAAAAGCTCGTCTACGACCGGGCACTACAGCACGAAGGATCACCGCTTGTCCGCTGGTGTGTGGACTGCACACAGATCACACAAGCTCCGGGCGACTTAATCAAACCAGTGAAGCCCGAGCGGATGAAGAACTCGAAGCGAATTGACCCGGTGATTGCCATGAATATGGCGACCGGGATTGCGATTATCACGACGGACCAACGGTCTATCTGGGAAACGAGAGGAGCGCCAGTTTGAACGCATTCGGACGACTATTAACGAAACTAGGCGCTACGCCCCCGCCTGATGATGAGTTCTGGTACAGGCCTGTTAACGCCCCGTCCTGCTCCTACTTGGCGCAATACGCGAGCGGTGACACGGCGCTTCGTATCTCCGCGGTGTCTGCTTGCGTCTCCCTGCGGTCTGAAACTATCGCTTCCCTTCCCTGTCAGGTGTTTAAGCGCACAAAGGACGGGCGCGAAGCCGACCGTAACCACCCCCTCTACCATATCCTCCACGATTCACCGAATGAGGATATGAGCGCGTTCGAGTTTTGGCAGACTTGCGAGCAGGATCTCTGCATCGACGGCAACTTTTATGCCCGCATTCAGACCGACGGCCGCAATGATGTTTCCGGGCTGTACCCGCTCGACCCGTCGAAGATGGACGTTCAGCGGGATAAGCAGACCGGCATCCTCGTTTATCTCTACCAGGAAGACGGCAAGAAAACCGCGTATTTGCGTGATGAGATCCTGCATATCCCTGGCCGTGGCTACGATGGCGTGAAGCGGCTGAAGGGCATGTCACCGATTGCCTACATGGCGCAAGACATCGCCATTGCTGGCTTTCAGGAAGGCTACGCAGAGCAGTATTTCCGAAATAACGCGGCACCGCGCGCGTATATTGCGCACCCAAACGCGCTTTCGCCTAAGACCAAGGACGCCATCCTCGACTACATGATGGACAAGTTTGGCGGCGTCCGTAATTCTGGCAAGTTGGGCATTTTGGAAGAGGGGATGGAGATCAAAACCGTTCCCATCAACCACACGGACATGCAGTTTATCGAGGGGCGGAAGCTGTCCGTCGAAGCCATCGCCCGCGGCTACCGCGTACCCCCACATAAGATCGGCGAACTGACCCGCTCGACCAACAATAACATCGAGCACCAGGGCATCGAGTGGAAGACTGACACGATTGGGCCGGAGTGCAAGCGCATCGAAAGCCGTTGTAACATGCAGCTCCTCGGGCCACGTGAAGGCAGCCGGTATTTCGTGGAGTTTAATCTCGACGCACTCATGCGTGGCGATAGCGCGGCGCGCGCGTCGTTCTATTCCTCGCTGCGCAATATTGGCGCACTGAACGCGAATGAGATTCGCCAGTTTGAAAACTTGAACGACTATCCAGGCGGCGAAGTCTACATGGTCCAAGGCGCAATGATCCCCGTGGCGATGGCTGGGCAGCAACAACAGAAGGCGGTGGCGCAGTGAAAAAAGAACTTCTCGACTCAATCCTTGCGGCACCTGGATACGTCGTCTGTTCGATGGACGCCGGCCCTCCGCCTGAAGCACCCGCTGAAGACTTCATCCGTGAAGCCGTATTTTACTCCGGCGCCAAGGTGGAGCGTTACGACTTTTGGACGGGCGAGTTCTATGACTTGTCGTTTTCCATGACCGGCGCCGACCTGTCCGAGCTGAACAGCGGGCGCGCTCCCGTGCTTAACGGGCACGAATCCGAAGAGGCAGACGATGTGGTCGGCGTGAACGAAAAAGCGTTCAAAGACGCCCGTGGATTCGTGACCCGTATGCGATTCTCGAATCGCGAAGACGTAGCGGGCATCCGTCAGGATATCGCGGATGGAATACTGTGCAACGTCTCCATGGGCGTTGCGATTCAAAAACTAACGCTCGTAGAAGACAATAAGAAAACCTCTCGAAAGCACTACATGGCAACCGAGTGGAAGCCGTTCGAGGTTTCCGTGGTTCCCATCGGCGCCGATCCGGGCGCCAAGTTTTTGAGCAAGGACAGCCGCTTAGAACGGCTCCGCTCACTCAACATCACTGCCACCCCTGGCGCGGCCAGCGAAGCAGATGAGAGCAACCAGAAGGCACGCATAGCGCTGGCTATTAAGCAGCGCCGTTTCCGCGTCCTCGGCCGCTAACCAGAAACCAACCCGCGCCGCAAGCGCAAGGGAGCAACCATGAAGAAAAAGCTACTCATTGAGAAGCTGGCCGCAACCACGGCCGAATATGAAGCACTGCTGAAGGCTACGGATGCAGCCCCGGATGCCGTGGCTCACCTCGCCGCTGTGGACGCGAAGGAAGCCGAACTGAGCCAGGCAAAGCAGGAACTCGCCGCCGTCGAAGAGCTGGAAGCGCGGGCGAAAGCCAATGCGACGCGCGAGCCCGGACGCGTGACGAGCGACAACGAAGCGAAGCGTCCGTTCGCCAACTTCGGCGAGCAGCTTTCCGCGATTGCGCACGCCATGAGCCCGGCTGGTTCCTTCCAGGGCCACGGTGGGCAGATTGACAAGCGCCTGTTTGAAACGAACCTCGCCGCGTCGGGCGTCAATTCGACGGTCCCCAGCGAAGGCGGGTATTTGGTCAGCACTGACTTCTCGACGGTCCTGATGCAGAAGGCGGCGGAGGTCGGGCAGATCGCTCCGTTGGCTTTCGACGTTCCGATTGGCGAAGGCTCGGATGGGATCGAGCTGCCGTACATTGATGAGACCAGCCGCGCCACCGGCTCCCGCTGGGGCGGCGTCCGCGTGTATCGCGCTTCGGAAGCCGATGCGCCGACGCCCGCGAAGCCGAAGTTTTCCCGCCACGATCTGAAGCTCGAAACCCTCAAGGGCTTGGCTTACGTGACTGATCGCCAACTGCGCAACGCGCCCGCCACCAGCACCATTTTGGAGCGCGCGTTTGCGTCCGAAATGGCGTTCACGAAGGACAACGAAATCTGGCGCGGCACCGGCGTTGGGCAGTGCCTCGGCTTTGCCACGCAGAGCTACGAGGGCGCCGCGCTGCTGGTTCCAGTCACGAAGAAGGCCGCTCAGACCGCCGCCACCTTCGTCATTGAAAACGCCACGTCCATGCTTTCGCGCTTGCTCGCCAGCCCCGGCGACACGATCCGCTGGTTTATTAACCGCGACGTCGTCGGCCAATTGCC